CAAAAGCGCCTCCGCTTCAACGGCGGCAAGTTCGCCGACGGTTCCCCTGCGCCCCGCGACGGTACCCTCGAAGAGGGCTGCCAGTTGCTCATGGAGCAGAGCCTCCTGATCGGGCACAACATCATCCGCTTCGACCTTCCGGCGCTCCAGAAGGTCTACCCGTGGTTCCGCATCCCGTTTACCACCACGATCCGCGACACGATGGTTATGGCCCGGCTCCGCTGGCCGAACCTGCGCGAGATCGACAGCAAGGCCATCAGGCGCGGCAAGCGCCCGCCGGAGTTCACGGGATCGATGGTCGGCGCGAACACGCTCAAGGCGTGGGGCTTCCGCCTCGGGGTCCTCAAGGCGGACTACGACGGCGAGTGGCACAGCTTCACGCAGGAGATGGAAACCTACGCGGAACAGGACCCGGTCACCAACTATGCCCTGTGGGAGAAGTGCCTGGAGCGCCCGGTCTCCGAAGAGTGCGAAGAGCTGGAGCAGCGCACCCAAGAGCTTATCGCCATGCAGACGGCCTACGGCTTCCGCTTCGATGTGGACGCCGCGACCGAGTTGGAGCGAGAGCTGCGCGGTCGCAAGGCCGAGCTAATGGACGCTCTCCGCGACGCCTTCCCGCCTTGGTATGAGGCCGAGAAGAAAGGCGGCCAGCCCGTGGTGTTCGTTCCCAAGCGGAACGACGCGAAGCGCGGCTACGTCGCCGGGGTCCCCATGACCAAGACCAAGCTGGTCTCGTTCAACCCCGGCAGCCGCCTGCAGATCGCCAACCGCCTGCAGACGCTCTACGACTGGCAGCCTATCGAGTTCACCGACAAGGGCCAGCCAAAGGTCGACGAAACGACGCTCGGCTCGCTGGACCACATCGCCGAAGCCAAGGTGCTGATCGACTACCTCACGGTCGAGAAGCGGCTTGGGCAGCTGGCCGACGGCGACAACGCATGGCTCAAGATGGTCGAAGCCGACGGGCGTATCCACGGCGACGTGAACACCCTCGGGGCCATCACCCGGCGCATGACGCACTCGAAGCCGAACATGGCGCAGGTGCCCTCGCTCGTAAACGCACGAGGCGTGGTGCCCTACGGCAAAGAAAGCCGCTCGCTGTTCACCGTACGCCCCGGCTGCAAGCTGGGCGGCTGCGACGCAGAGGGGCTGGAGCTGCGTATGCTGGCCCACTACATGGCGAAGGACGACGGCGGTGAATATGGCCGCGCGGTCGTCGACGGGAAGAAGGAAGATGGCACCGACGTTCACACCGTGAACCAGCGGCTGATCCAACTCAACTCCCGCAACTCCGCCAAGACGTGGATTTACGCCTACCTCTATGGCGCTGGCCTGCTCAAGCTGGGCATGGTGATCGTCGAGGACATGACGGGTGAGCAGCGCGAGTCCTTCAACCTCAAGACCCGCAAGCGGTTCGACGCTCTCGTCGCCAAAGGAAAGCGGAAGCCCGACGACTGGCTCGCCTTCAAGGAAGGCACCATCGCCGCCCTAGGCAAGGCAGCCCGTGCCCGCGTCGAGGAAGGCCTCCCGGCTCTCGGCAAGTTGCAAGACCGGGTCAAGCGGCTCGCCCGACGGGACGGCGTTCTCACCACCCTCGACGGCGGGAAGCTGCATGTCCGTTCCCAGCACTCCGCGCTCAACACCCTCCTGCAGGGCGGCGGCGCGGTGGTCATGAAGAAAGCCCTCGCGATCTTGGCCGACTGGCTGATGGAGCGGGGCTGGGTGCCTGACCGGCTGACCGGCGCGTGGACCAGAGGGGACGACGTCATGGGCTTCGTCGCCAACGTCCACGACGAGTTCCAGATGGAAATCCCCGAGCATCTGGTCGATGAGATCGGCGAGCTGGCGAAGGCCTCGATCCGCGCTGCGGGCGAAGCCTACGGTATGCGCGTCGAGCTTGCCGGTTCCTTCGATGCTGGCGACAGCTGGGCCGACAGCCACTGACATGACCTGTCCCAAACGCGCAATGCTCAAAGCCGCAAGGCAGCGAGCAAAGCGTCAGAACGTCCCCTTCGACCTCCAAGAGAGCGACATCGAAATCCCAGTGTACTGCCCCGTCTTGGGGACACTGCTGGTGCGCTCTCTGGGATCGAAGGGGCCGGGCGGAAACTCCCCCACACTCGACCGCATCGTCCCGTCCCGTGGCTACGTGCCCGGCAACGTCGTGGTCATATCCAACCGGGCCAACCGGGCGAAGAACGATCTGTCACCAGACGAGCTTCGGGCGCTGGCCGATTTCTACGGAGCAACCCCATGAACCCAGAGAAGATCGTCAAGGCCGCGCAGGAAGCACAGCGTTTCCTCGACCGGGTCAACCCCGCCATCGAAGCCTTCGAGCTTCGCAAGTTCGGCGAAAGTCGCAGCTACTTCGTCATCAACGACACCCGCGCCACCGCCGCCCTCAAGCGCGCCAGCATGGACCTGACCATGTCTCTGGCGGACCTAAGGAAACCCTCATGATCCTCCGCTTCCTCGCGGGGAACTGGCAGTGGATGGCGCTTGTCGCCACCATCGTCGCCGGGTTCCTCTACATCACCGGCCTGCACTCGCAGATCGACGCCCGAACCGCCGAGCGCGATCTGGCCCGGTCGCAGGTGTCCACCCTCGGCAAGCTGATCGAGAACCAGAACGACGCCGTCCTCGCTCTCGAAGCCGCCGCCGCCATGAACCGCGACGTCTACCTCGCCGGTCTCAAGGCTGCCGAGAAGCAGGCGATCAAGCTGGAGATCAAGGCCAGCGATTACCTCGCCACCCCGATCCCCACGGACCCCGCAGAAGCCTGTGTGGTCGCCGACCACATCTTGGGAGAAGTCACGCAATGACGCCCATCGACTTCGCCCTCGTCGTCGCCCTCGGGGGCCTCGGGGGCCTGATCGTCACCGCCTTAATCGGGCTTTTCCTCGCCTGCTACGTGCTTCTCAAGGATATCTGACATGACCCGCTTGCAACGCTGGCTGGTCGCGATGGGCATCATCCTGCTCGTCCCGGCCTGCGCCACCACGCCCGAGCTTCCCAAGGAAGTCCGCATCCCCATCCCGGTGCCCTGCGAGATCGAGCAGGTTCCCGCAACGGAACTGCCGGTCGCCGAGCCTGACGCCAACGTGGCCCGCAAGGCTGCCGTGGCGGCTGCCCGGATCGAGCTGCTCAAGGCCGAGAACACCCGGCTGCGCGCCGCGAACAACAGCCCCTGTCCAACGGAGATCAAGCCATGAAGATCGTCAACTACGCAGGCCTGCCGTGGAACCTGCAGGACGTGATCGACCGCATCCTCTCGAACGGCATCGTCTTCGGCTTCGAGCTGGAGCTGCTCGCGAGCTTCGTGTCGTGATGCTGCCGGAACTCGACAGCCCCGGACGGATCACCCGCAAGGAAGTCCGCGTCGCCGCCGCCAGCATCAACGCACTCAGCTACCTCGACGGGCTGGGCGGATACGACCGGGGAGGGCAGCTGACCCTCAACACCCAGTACGCTGGCATCACCTCGATCCCGCTGTCGTCGAACGACTTCGACGCGGTGGTGAACTTCCTCCGGGAGCGTCACGAGGCGCTCCTGACGTCGCTTGAGGTGGACCCGGAATGAGGTGCCTGATGCACCGATGGGACAAGTGGGAAGACGTCGAAGAGGCGACCAAGCGGGAAGTCCAGCCGTACACCCACATCGTCTTCGCCATCCCCATCCGGGTCCAGCAGCGGCGCTGCTTGAAATGCAACCGTGTCGAAAGGCGGTCCACATGAACCAATCCCGGATCGACAGTCTGATGGAGTCGGTGGTGAACATCATCATCGGCCTCGTGGTCTCCACCGTCGCCAACTGGCTGATCCTCCCGGCGGTCCTCGGGGTCTCCATGACCCTCGGGCAGAACGTCCTGATCGGCCTCGCCTTCACCGCCATCAGCCTCGTGCGTTCCTACGTGATCCGCCGCCTGTTCAATGGGCGGTCGGTGTGGCAGGCCCTATGCTCCATGCGGGTCCGCCAGTCAGGCCTCGGCCACCACTTCGGTGATCCGGATTGAGCCGCACCCTCCTGATCGACGCTGACATCATCGCCTACCAGTCCTCTGCCGCGAACCAGCGGAAGTACGATTGGGGCGATGGCGTCACGTCGCAGGTGGCCGATTTCGACGCAGCCAAACGGGCCGCCGCCGACGCCATTGATGGCTTCGCCGAGCAGCTCAAGGCTGACGCCGTGATCGTCTGCCTGTCTGACGACGTGCAGAACTTCCGCGAGCAGGTGTGGCCCCGATACAAGCAGAACCGCGTCGGGACCGAGCGCCCGCAGCACCTCTACGACCTCAAGGAATGGCTCGCGTCGGAGTTCAAGACCGCGATGCGGCCCCGTCTCGAAGCCGACGACGTCATGGGCATCCTGTCGACCGAGCCTCACGAGGGCGAGCGAATCATCGTGTCCGCCGACAAGGACATGCAGACCATCCCCGGCCTCCTGTTCAACCCGAACAAGGACACCAAGGTCCGCACCATCACCCCCGATCAGGCTGAACGCTTCATGCTCTGGCAGGCGCTGACCGGCGACCAGACCGACGGGTACCCCGGGTGCCCTGGCTGTGGCCCGAAGGCGGCTGATCGTATCCTTGATGGGGAGCAGTGGTTCGTGTCCCACCGGGAGATCACCCGAGGGAAACGCGCAGGAACCGTCGAGACGACTTGGTCCCTCGGGGCCAGCGAGGACCCTGCGTGGACTCGGGTCGTGTCCGCCTACCTCAAGGCAGGCCTGACGGAACAGGACGCCATCACGCAGGTCAATCTGGCCCGTATTCTCAAGCACAGCGACATGGACGGATCGCGGATTATTCCGTGGGTTCCCAGCATGTTGCGCGGATGGGCCAATTAACACGCACTCTCGGAGAATGGAACATTCTCTGATCTGATTTCCTTTCGGTACCTCAAGGGGACCGCTGATGCCTTCGGGCGTTCGGCGGTCCCCTTTTTTTCATGTGCCGAGCAGCGCGAGACCCGCCATCCAGAAGCTCCCCGCATCCGTCGACGAACTGATCGACGAGCTGGATCGCCTCGTCCCCGAAGTGATCCCCTCGGCGGACGAGAGCCTGATTTCCATCCAGCGCCAAGCAGGCAAGCGCGAGCTTGTCGTCTTCCTGAAACTCCTCCGCGACCGCCGCAACGGCCCGCCGCGTGTCCGCGAAAGGAAACGCTGATGTGCCTCGTCAAGACCCCGAAGGTCGACCCGAACGCAAGCAAGCCGAAAGACCCTACGGTCATTCGCAACCCCTATCTCGACGGCGTCGGTCCGCAGGCCAAGGCCATGCGCGCCGGTCGCGCGTCTCTCCGCATCACGCGAGGCTCTGGCGTAACGCCGAGCGCCCCGCCGACGGCCACCCCTACGCCCAGCCCGCCGCCGCTCGCTATCCCGAGCGCCCCGGCAGTGCCCGGCGGCTCGCCTGTTCGTGGCGGGGGTGGTCGCATCAGCCGCGAGGCCAACGTGAATGTCCGCTAACTTCACCGTCACCCCGGTCGCCAAGGCCCGGTACGAGCAGCTCAAGTCGGGCCGCAACACCATCCTCGAACGCGCCCGCAGCAACTCCGAGCTGACCATCCCGGGCCTCGTGCCTGCGGACGGGCAGGACAGCAGCACCAGCTTCTCCCAGCCCTACCAGTCCCTAGGTGCCCGCTGCGTGAACAATCTGGCCTCGTGGATGCTGGTCACCCAGTTCCCGCCTGACAGCCCCTTTGCCCGCATCAGTGTCCACGAGGACACCGCGCAGGAGCTTGGGGAGCGCCTGTCCGAAGTCCAGACCGCTCTGGCCCGCATCTCCAGCAAGGCTCACCTCCGGGTCGAGACGATGGCGATGCGCCCGATCATGATGGAGACCTTCCGGCACCTCGTGGTCGCCGGGAACGCCCTGATCCACGTCCCTATCGAGAACGTCCCGCCGCGCATGTGGCGGCTCGACCAGTACGTCTGTCTGCGCGACGAGCGCGGACGGCTGATCGAGGCCGTGGTCCACGAGAAGGTCTACCCCGCCACCCTTGACGACGCCACCCGGACGACCTGCAAGGTTGTCGTGGAAGAGGGCAAGGACAAGGAGAAGCTGATCGACCTGTACACCCATGTGCAGCTCGATGGCGACGACCTCGTCGACTATCAGGAGATCAACGGCATCATCGTGCCGGGAAGCGAGGGCCGCGCGCCCCGCGACAAGGCCGGGTGGATGGCCCTTCGGTGGCAGGCAGTGCCCGGCAGCGACTACGGTCGGGCGCACGTCAGCGAGTACATCGGGGACCTCATGTCCCTCGAAGACCTCTCGAAGTCCATCATCCAGTTCGCCGCCGTCGCGTCACGCATCGTTCACATCGTCGACCCCAACTCGATGATCGACATCGAAGAGCTGAACCGCGCCGAGACTGGAGAGTACGTCACCGGCTACGCTGACAAGGTGCAGTCCCTGCAGCTCGACAAGGGCCAGGACTTCCAAGTCGCGTCGGCTGTCTCCGAGCGCCTTGAGCTGCGCCTGTCTCACGCCTTCATGCTCCAGAGCGGCACCGTACGTAACGCCGAGCGCGTCACTGCGGAGGAAATCCGCGCGATGGCGCAGGAGCTGGAGAACGTGCTTGGCGGAGTCTACACTGTCATGTCCGCCGAGCTGCAGCTCCCGCTGATCAAGCGGCTTCTGTACGCCCTTGAGCGTGAGCAGAAGGTCCCGGCCCTGCCGGACGACGTCGAGCCAACCATTGTGACCGGCTTCGAAGCCCTTGGCCGCAACCACGCAGCGAACAAGCTGCGCATGTGGCTGACCGACATGAAGACGACCTACGGCGATGCCGTGATCTCGCAGATCACCGACAGCTCCGAAGTGGGCCGCCGCCTCGCCGACAACTACGGCATCGAAGACGTCGCTTCCCTGATCAAGAGCCAAGAGCAGCTCGCCCAAGAGTCCGAAGCCGCGCAGGCGCAGCAGGCCACGCAGGCCGCCGTCCCCGCGCTCGCTCGCGCTGGCGCAGCCGCCTTGACCGAACAACCCCAAGGATAACCCATGACCAAGCCCAAGACCCCCGCCGAAGCTCCGGCAGAAACCGCCGCTGAACCTGTGAAGGTCGTCTCGAACGACCAGTTCGAGGTGGTGGACAACACCGAGGCAGCCGCCGCTGCGGCTCCGGCAACCGGCACCCCGACCGAACGTGAGTTCGGCGAGTTCAAGGTGGTGGACTACCTGTGAGCGATCCGGCCCAGACCCCCGAGACCCCTGCGGTCACCCCGGCAGAAGCCGCCCTGTCTCCGCAGGAGCAGGCAGCACTGCAGGTCGCCCGTGAGGGCCTGCCGCCGGTCGATCCCCACTCCAAGCCCGACAACCGCCCCCAGCGCCCCGAGGGTGTCCCTGAGAAGTTCTGGGATGCCGAGAAGGGTGAGCTGCGCGTAAGCGATCTGGCGAAGTCCTACGCCGAGCTGGAGGCCAAGCTCTCCGGCAAGCAGGAAGCCCCGGCAGACCCGGCGGCGGACCCTGTGGACGTCGAAGTCAAGAACGGCAAGATCGAGAAGAAGGTCGAAGAGGCCCCGGCTGCGGGAGACAATCCGCTGACCGCCACGATCACTGCCGCTGCGACCGAGTTCACGGCAGAGGGCAAGTTCACCGAAGAGACCTCGACCAAGCTGGCAGAGCTGGGCATCCCCCCGGAAGTCCAGCAGGTGTACCTCGCAGGCCTTGCGGCGCTGCAGGAACAGCAGACGGCCAAGGTCCACGGCTTCGTGGGTGGCGAGGACAACTACAACGCGATGGCCCGCTGGGCTGCCGCGAACCTGTCGGACGCCGAACTCGATGCCTTCAACACCGCGCTCGACAACCCGGCGCTGGCTGAGAACGCCGTGGTCGGCCTCTTCGCCCGCTACAGCCGTACCGCCCCGTCGGAAGGCCGCAAGGTCGCCCCGGTCAACGGTGCGCCGACTGCCGGTGACATCTTCAACTCCCGCGACGAACTGACGCAGGCGATGGCGGACCCCCGCTACGCCCGCGACGTCGTCTACCAGAAGGAAGTGGTCGAGAAGCTGGCGCGCACCCGCGCAGCTGGCGTCTCCTTCAACCGCTAACTGACTTGCGGCGGGCGCTCGCAGTGCCGTTGGGCTGATCCCCCTTCGGTTCCGCAGAGCGCCCGTCCGCCGCCCCGACGCCTGATCAGCGTCTGGGATTTCCGCCCCTAACGCCCCTGTGCGTGAAGCCCACCGGCCCCGAAAGGGATAACCGGCACTGGCATCGCATGGTCCGAGCCGACGGCGCGTCAACCCCTCTCTCCAATCCCCAAGCGAAAGCCCAAAAATAATGGCTAACAGCACTCCCAACTTCCCGGGCCAGAACCTCGGCGCTGGCGATACCCGCGCTCTGATGCTCGAACTGGCTGCAGGCGAAGTCCTGACCGCCTTCGGCACCAAGACCATCATGCGCGACAAGCATGAGACCAAGTCGCTCTCGGGCGGTAAGTCGTTCAAGTTCCCGGCCATCTGGCGCGCGGGCGGCGGCTACCACGTCCCCGGCACTGAAATCACTGGCCGCAAGATTCCGCACACCGAGATCAAGATCGACCCGGATGACAAGCTCATCTCGGACGTCTTCGTCTCGGACATCGACGAGGTGCTGAACCACTTCGACGTGCGGCAGCCGTACACCACCGAAATGGGTGCCTTCCTCGCGCGCAAGTATGACGCCAACGTCATGCGCTCGATCATCAAGGCTGCCCGTGGCGGCGCGCTGTTCCCCGGCGATCAGGGCGGCACCGGCATCGAGAACGCTGCGTTCGCCAACACCGCGAACACGCTGATCGACGGCTTCTCGGCTGCCAAGCAGACCCTCGACGAGAAGGACGTGCCCATCGACTCGATGCCGGTCCACGGCCTCCTGCAGCCCGCTCAGTGGTATCTGGTCGCCCGCAGCGACAAGAACCTGAACCAGGACACCAACGGTGGCGGGTCGAGCATCAAGAGCATGACGCTCACGACCATCGACGACATCATGATCCACAAGTCGAACATCACGCCCTTCGGCGAGGACTCGACTGCGGGTGATTTCATCAACGACACCAAGGACGCCTTCATCCCGGCGTACTACCGGGGCAAGTACGGCACGACCGTCGGCCTCGTGTGGACCCCGATGGCGGCGGCTTCGGCCATCGTGCAGGACGTCTCGTTCCAGACCGAAGATCAGGTCCGCAAGCAGGGCACCCTCATGCTCTCGCGCCTGATGGTCGGCACCCGCACCCTCCGCAACAAGTGTGCGGTGGAGCTGCGCACGGGCGCGATCCCGGTGTAAGCCACACTCTCCAAAATGGGGGTCACCTTTCGGGGTGGCCCCTATTTTTTCACGTCGGTGCGCGCTGGGCGCTCCCCGGTCTCCAAAACCGTGGGACGGCGGTTCGATTCCGCCCACCCTCGCCAACACAGGAACTTCATCCATGCCCACCATCAACGCAATGACCGAGCTGGAAGCCGTCAACGAAATGCTGATGAGCATCGGTCAGGCTCCAGTGAACACCCTCGCGGTCACCGGCATCAAGGACGTGGCAGTCGCCCGCCAGCGCCTGCAGACCGCGCTTCGCACCGCCCTGACGAAGGGCTGGTGGTTCAACACCGACGAGGCCTACACCCTCACCCCGGACCTCGACGGGAACATCATCGTCCCAGCGAACGCCCTCAAGATCGACAGTGACGACCTCGACATCACCGAGCGCGTCCTTGACGGCAAGGGCCGGTGCCTGTGGGACCGGGCCACCGAGACCTTCGAGTTCACCGACCCGGTAACCGTAAGGGTCGTGTGGGGCTTCGAGTACGAGGCGATCCCGCAGACCGCCCGCGACTACGTCGCCACGGTCGCCGCCCGGCGCTTCCAGTCCAAGGCAATCGGTTCCCAAATCCTCGACCGCTACGAGCAGGAAGACGAAATGAAGGCGTGGGTCGCCTTGATGCGCGAAGAGCGCGCGTCGCGCCGAACCAACCTCTTCACCGGCAATCGGGGCATCAGCGCCTTCGGGCGGAGGCAGTACTAATGAGCCTGCGCCACCGGGTCATCCCCTCGATCCTCAACGGGGTCTCACGGCAGCCGCCGATCATGCGCGCCAGCGACCAGAACGAGGACGAGCTGAACACGTGGTCGTCCATGTCGGACGGCCTCGCGAAACGCCCGCCTGCCGAGCTGGTCGCGAAGATTTCCGACGGGTTTTCCGAGGACGTCTTCATCCACTACATCAACCGCGACACCACCGAGCGGTACTGCGTGATCATCGACGCCGGGACGCTCCGGGTCTTCGACGCTCTGACCGGGGCCGAGCAGACCGTGAACGCCCCTCAAGGCCTTTCGTATCTCGGGACGGGTTCCAACTTCCAAGCCGTGACGGTCGCCGACTACACGTTCATCGTGAACTCGGACGTCGTGTGCCAGATGGACGCCGCCGGGGCAGACCTCGTGGCCGACCCTACGTCCTCGATCTGGCTCAACCGGGGCACCTCGGGGCTGGGCACCCTGACCCCCTTGGGGGCCTTGGGGTTCACCATCGCGACCGGCCAGCCCTACCAGTATCGGCCAAACACCGCCGCCGGGACCTACCGGGGCGAGCTGCCTTCCATCGAGAAGCTCCCTGAGACGGCCCCCAACGGGGACCTGTACAAGATCGTGGGGTCCGTGGAGACCGGCTTCGTCAGCTACTACGTGGTCCGCAACGGGTCCGTGTGGGACGAGACCGTCGCCCCGAACCAGATCAACGCGCTCGATCCGCTCACCATGCCCCATGCGCTGGTGCGGACGGCTGACGGCTCTTTCTCGTTCGCCCCGTTCAGCTGGGCACCCCGCCGAGTGGGCGACAAGGACAGCAACCCGCCGCCGAGCTTCATCGGGCGGACGATCTCCGACGTGTTCTTCTACCAGAACCGCCTCGGCTTCCTCGTGGACGAGAACATCGTGTTCTCCTGCACCGGGGACTTCGGCAACTTCTGGCGCAACACCGTCCTCGACTACATCTCCAGCGACATGGTCGACCACGCTGTGGCGACGACCAGCGTCTCGCTGCTCAAGTTCGCCGTGCCGTTCAACGACGGCATCATGGCCTTCGCGGACCAGACGCAGTTCTCGATCCAGAACGGGGAAGAGGGTCTCTCGCCAGAGAGCCTCGCGATCTCCCCGGTCACCAACTACGAGATCAACACGCGCTGCCGCCCGGTCAACATCGGCATGGAAGTCTACTTCTGTGGCGACAGCAACGGCGGCACTGTGGTGTGGGAGTACACCCGGCTCGCGCAGGGCGACAGCCTGACCGCAGCCGAGATCAGCGCCCACGTCCCCGGGTATATCCCAGCAGGACTCAAGCAGCTCGTCGCCGCGCCCAACTCCAAGGCCCTGTTCGCGCTCACGCAGACCGGCTCGATCTACGTCTATCAGTTCTACTGGAACGGGAACGAGAAAATCCAGTCGGCATGGCGCAAGTGGGAGCTGGCCGGGCAGGCGCTCGCCGCCAAGCAGATGGACGACTTCCTGTTCGTGGTCGTTCGGCGGGACGACGGGGTCTACCTGACCCGCGTGAACCTCGAAGAGCGGGCCAAGCCCGACAACCAGCTGCATCAGGTCTACCTCGATATGCGGGCGACCGCGACTGGCAGCTACTTCGACGTCACCGACACCACCACGTTCGTGCTGCCGTTCATCCCCGACCAGTCCAAGCTGCAGCTGATCCGTACCGGCTCGCACCCCACGGCCCCCGGGTCTCTGATCGACCCCTCGACGTACGTTTGGGCGGACCTTCGGACCGTACGGGTGCCTGGCAACGTGTCTGCGGTCACCGCAGGGGAGTCCTATCGGCAGGCGCTCACGTTCTCGCAGCAGTTCCCTCTGGACTATCAGGGGCGCGCTGTGACGACCGGGCGGCTGCAGCTCCGCACGTTCACCATCAACTACGCCAACACCGCCTTCTTCCGCACCGAGGTTGCGCCCTACGGGGCCGCGATGGACCCCGAGGTGGAAGAGATTGTCCCGGCGTTGCTCTCCCAGTTCACCGGCAAGATCGTTGGCGAGGAGGAGCTTCGGCTGAACAAGCCGTCGTTCCAGTCCGGGGCTTACAGCTTCCAGATTTACGGCGACGCGGCGCAGTCCGTCATCACCCTTTCGAACGACACCCACCTTGGGGCGACATTCGTGTCCGCCGAGTGGGAGGGGTACTATTTCAATAGGGCAATCGGATAAGAACCAAAGAGCAAGACCGGGAGAGGAAGCGCGAAGCGCGCCTCCGCGATCCCGAGAAGGCTCGCCAACAAGACGCCGCCTGTCGCCTAGCGCATCCCGAACGACACCTCGTTCGCCGCGCGAAGGTGCGGGCGGCAGCTTGTGGTGTTCCCTTCTGTCTGTCGCCTAGCGACATTACGATCCCTACGCATTGCCCTGTCCTCGGCATCCCGCTTCGCGTTGTGCAGGGCGAAGGCAAGCGTCCCCATGACTGCTCCCCCAGCCTCGACCGCCTTATCCCTGAGAAGGGCTACGTGGCGGGGAACGTCGCGGTCATTTCCCAACGAGCAAATCGGCTCAAGAACAATGCGACCCTCGAAGAGGTCCGCCTTCTACTGAGCTGGATGGAAGCCCAATGATCAAAGTCCACGACCTTCGCCGTGTCCCTGCCGATACGGCAAGGGCGTGGGCCGATCACATCGGCGCGAACATGCGCCAATCAGACATAGACGAGGTCCGCGCCAGCAGCGCGCTCTCGCCGACCGAGGCGGTTCAAGCCAGCCTCGCCCTGTCCTCCATCGCCTTCTGCGTTGAGAGCGACACCCACGGACCCTGCGCGATCTTCGGCGCGGCCCCCGGCGGCCTCCCCGGCCTCGGCATCGTATGGATGCTGGGCACGGACGGCATCCGCCGCGAGGGGTACAGCATCGCCAAGCAGACGCGCCAGTACTTCGACCAGCTTAACGCTGAGTACCCGGTCCTCTGGAATTACATCGACGGACGCAACTCCCTGTCCATGCGCTGGCTGCGCTGGGGCGGGTTCGAGCTGCTCGCCGAACACCCGAACCACGGCCCCGAGGGCCGCACCTTCCACACCTTCGCAAGGACGAACACCCATGTGTGATCCCGTTTCGGCGTCCATTGCGCTCGCCGTCGTCTCGACCGTCGGCGCAGCCGGGAGCGCCATCGCGCAGGCCAAGTCGGCCAAGGCGCAGACCAAGGCCATCCGTGCCCAGCAGGAGCTGGTCAACGAGGAGAACCGTGACGCGGCCTCCGCCGAGCTGTTCGATCAGATGCGCAACGCGCGCCGCGAGCAGGGCCGGATCAGGACCGCTGCCGGTGAAGCCGGGCTGGGCCTGAACGGCGGCTCCATTGAGGGCCTCCTGTTCGACAGCGCCATGCAGATGGAGCTGCAGGGTTCGCGCACCATCGCCAACATGGAAAGCCGCAACGCGGCCAACAACGCCGAAGCCGAGAGTATGCTCTCGCAGGTGCAGTCGCCGACCCTGTTGGGTGCCGGGCTGCAGGTCGCCGGGGCAGCCGCCTCGGGCTGGGCAGGCATCCAGAACAGCAAGCTCGCCATCAGGAAGGCCGGTGACGTATGAACCTCTCACAGAACCGGGCGCGGGACGTACAGCAGCAGGAGCAGATCGGTCGGCGCACGTCGATCATCGCAGAACGCCGCGAGACCCGCGCACCCGCGCTTGAGTCGGCAGGCAACCTCCGCACGGCCCGTCGGGGCGACGTCGGTGGCGCAGAGGCGCTCCTTCGGACCCTTGGGCTGGCGCAGGACGCTGGCTCCGACATCGTCAACTACATGACGAACAAGAACGCCCTCGACGAGAAGGACAACATCGCGCAGGGCTTCGCTGACGAGGCCGTAGGCACCGTCGACGAGGAAATGATGAACAAGAGCCTCGGGTACCGCAACGCGGTCACCAAGGGGCGCACCGTCACCAACTTCTCCAAGGCGAGCCGGGAGTTCGACGAAGAACTCAAGGCGCTGATCGAAGGGCAGGAAAGCCCGATCCTCGAAGAGCGCCTCGCTGAGATCGACGCGAGCATCGAAGACTTCTTCACCAACTTCGCGAAGGACCCTGAGACCGGCGAGCTGCGGGATTACCTGCAGTCCCCCGGGGCCATGCGGTACCTCGCAGAGACCATCCAGACGACCCGGCCCAAGGCGCAAGCCGCCGCCCGGGAAATGGTGGAGACCAAGTTCAAGGCCGAGGCCTTCGGCCACTTCAACACCAACATCACCGAGCAGGCGCTTGAGACCGGGACGGTCGACCTCGCTGCTGCCCGCACCCTCCTGCCCTCCATCGTCACCGACGAGGAGTTCGCGGAGAACGTCTTCCTATCCGTCGCCAACGCGGCGCGGGCGCTTGAAGAAGAGGGCCGGTTCGCCGAGGCAGCAGGCTTGTACGCCGGGCTTCGCCAGCGTACCCGCGCTCCTGTGTCCACTGGCGTTGAGCTGACGGAGTCCGTCGGCGCTCCGCAGGAAGGCACCGTGAACGCCACCGGCACCGCCGGGCAGTTTGCTGCAGCTTTCAAGGAAGTCGGCCTGTCCGACGTCGTTATCGCCGGGTTCCTCGGGAACCTCCAGCACGAGAGCAGCTTCGACAGCTCCCGGGTCGGCGACAACGGGACCGCCTTTGGTCACGCGCAGTGGCGCGAGGACCGGGTCGAGAACTTCAAGCGCATCGTGGGGGTCCACCCCAAGAACGCCAGCCCCGAGCAATCGGTGCAGTTCATCAAGTGGGAGCTGGACAACTACCAAGCTGCCGGGATGACCAAGAAGCAGCGGGATGCGATCCTCAACGCGGAGACGCCAGAGGAAGCAGCCCGGGCCATCGACCACTTCTACGAGCGGTCGGACCGAAAGAGTACCCGCGACCGAATGAAGGCCGCGCGTGAGTTCTACGGGACCGCGCCGGAGCCTGCCGCCGCCCCTTCGGGGACCGCGCCGGAGTCCGGGGGCCTTCGCCTGCAGAGTCCGTTCGCCGACCCCATCACCCGCCTCGAACAGTCGGGGGAAATGGTCGACATCGTCGGCATTGAGGACGTGCAGTTCTCGCCGGAGCAGGTTGCCCGCATGGACGAGCTTTACGCCTCGGCGACGGCCCGTATGCGACAGGCATGGGCTGTGAGGCAGGCCGAAGAGCAGGGCCACAATGCAGGCGCGTTCTCCCTTCGCCTTCTCGGGCAGGGCGAGCCGCTCTCCGACAAGGAAATCCGGGACGCCCTGGCGGAACGCCGCATCAGTCTGGACGACGCGAACGCGCTGTTCCGGCTGTCCCGCGCGGAGCAGGACCGGCGCGAAAGCGCGGCAGAACGCGCGGAAGCCCGAGCGGACCGCGCCGAAGACCGCCGCAAGCGCAAGCTGCTGGAAGACGAAACCGCAGCCATTCTGGCACCTCTCATCACCGGCAACCTGTCGGGAGGCGAGGCGCGTAGTGCTGGTCTGCGCGCCGCTGCGGCCAACCCTGACATCGGTCCTGAGCTTCTCGCCAACGTCATGTCCGTGGCGAACTCGGTCGAGAACGCCCTGCAGAACAGCGACGAGGCCCGCTCTTATATCAGAGCCGCTGACATCGACCTGCGCGACCAGTGGGAAGCCGCCATCAAGCTGCGAGTTCCCGGCAACCGGGGGCGTATCCTGACCGAGCAGGCAAACGACATGATCGACCAGTCCTTGGTCTATTACAGCCGCCTGCTGGCCGAAGGTAAGACCCCCGCCGAGGCCAAGACCCTCACTGAGCAGCGGTTCGGCCCCAAGCTGAACGCCCTCCTCCCCAAGTAAACCCCAAGGAACCCCATGAACGAACCTAGCTTCGGTGCAATGGCACCGGGAGCGGCCTCGACGCCGTCTCCCAATCTGCCCCCGCCGGTCAAGACGGGGATGTCCCCCATGGCCCCCGGCGGAAGCGCGCCCGTGGTCGTTCGTGGGGTTCGGGACCGCGAACCTGACGTCGTCCAACTCGACGTCGATGACTATGAAACCGGGCGGGTCGGTGCCTTCTTCGCAGGGGGCTTCGACACCGTCACTTTCGGGTATCTGGATGAGCTGGGCGCGTTCGTCGACAGCTCCCTCCCCGAGTGGCTAGGCGGCTCCGGCCTGAACTACGACGACAGCCTGCGGCGCAACCGTCTGATCCTCGACAAGTACGAGCGGGATTTCTCCGGCACGTTCCTGACCGGGCAGATCGCGGGCGGTTTTGTTCCCGCCCTTGGCTGGGCCGGGCGCGCGAAGGCTGCCGTCACCGCCGTTAAGACTGGCCGAGCAGCCGGGCTTGGGCGCATGGCAGCCGAAGGTGCTGCCTACGGTGCCCTCTACGGCTCCGGCAGTGCCGACGGGGATTTCGGGGACCGGCTCCAGAACGCCGCCTACATGGGCGCGCTCGGGGCGGGCGGTTCCTTTATCCTCGGCACCACTGTGATCGCAGCCACTTCGTCTGCCCGGGGTCTTGCCGTGGCGTTCCGTAACGGACGCCCGCAGCGCCTCGACATCAAGTGGCAGGCCCGCGCGACGGCAGTTGCCGACGACGTGGCGGAAGACGTGGAAAGCCTCCGGCGCACTGCCGGGCGCGCTGCTCCCACCCCTTCTGGCGCGCCCCGCGCTGCCCCGAAGGCCTCCGCGACGACCCAGCTGATCAACCGCATCACCGGGAAGCGCGCTGACGAGATCGAAGAGGGGGCCATTGCCTCCGGCGCTGACCTCGCGAACCCTGCGAAGCGCGAGCTGCTGCTTGAGAAGGTCGCCAAGCTGACCCCCCAGGCTGCCCGAACCATGGCGCAGAGCCTCGAAGAAGTCGTCAAGACCGGCAACTGGACCAAGGACCCGCACTTCCGCTCGCTCCTCGGCCTCGACCTGTCTGACTTCGGCGACGAAGGCGACCTGATTATCCAAGCTGCCGAGCAGCTGAACGACATCTCCCGCGCCATCCTTGAGAAGGCAGGCATGGGGACCCGGACAGTCGACGGGATGCAGAAGATGCTCCGCGACCGTTTCCGGGGAGGCCTCGACGAGGCGTCGCTCGACAAGTGGATCGCCAACACCAAGGCAGCCGAAGGCGGCGCAAGCCTCGGGACCATGGTGAAGCTCCTCGCCGGGGCGAAGTTCTCCCGCACCACCAACGACCTCCTTCCCGAGGTCCTCAAGGGCAACAAGGAAGCCCGGGCCGAGCTGGCGCAGAACCTCTCCGACGCTCTCCGCTGGAGCGCGAAGGGGCAGTACCTGATCAGCACCGCCGGGCGAAATCTCGGGATGCTCTCGAAGAGCCGGGACCTGCTGTTCAAGCAGATGGCCGACGGGCGTGAGGTAGAAGCCTCCGCTGACGAGGTCGCCGCCCGCGTGAAGGAAGCCATGGACAACCTTGGCGACGACGGGCTGAACGAGCTGCTGAACCGCGTACGCGACCTGTCGAACCTCGAAGAGGTGGCAGAGGTCCTTCTGGACCCCGCGCGGGCTGCAAAGGTCGGCGGGTGGATCAGGACGAAGAACACCTTCGAGGCGTTCATCAAGTCGAACACCCTCACCCCCATGACCGGCGTGATCAACTTCATCGGTGCGCAGCTCCACTACACCCTTCGGAACCCCATGGCCCGCTCTATCGCCGCCCGCGTGGCGCGCGCAGAGGGCAACGACAAGGAAGCCCTGATCTACGAGCTGGCTAACGAGGCATCGAAGGCCGTGCGCTGGAAGGCGCAGCTCGAAGGCTTCAAGGCTGCCATGCGACGCATCAAGTGGGAAGCTCTCGACGACATTCGGAACATCGCCGGAGTCGCGGGGGCATCCAAGGTGCGCCTGCGCGCTTCCGCTGCGCGGCAGGCAATGGTCGCCAACGGCTACCGCCCGCCCGCGATCCGCGAGTACGACCTCAAGGCCCGCCTGAAAGTCGGAGACGTGGACGCCTTCAACGAGCGCCTGAACGCCCGCGCAGCAAGCGATGCGCCCTTGGCTTCTCTGGTGAACATCCTTGAGCGCAGCGCAGCTGTCGCAGGGGGGGTTCTGGACGCCATCGGCACCGCGACCGCCAAGGTCGTGTCAGGCACCCTCGACGACTATGGCCGGGCCATGGTTCAGGCCCGCGAGGTCTACGCCCTGAGCGCCGGTCACGCGACTGAGGAGGCGATCCGCCGAAACATCCCCGAAGACAAGATCGTCGAGTGGGTCTCGAAGCGGACCCAGCAGCTGGTCGACATGCCGCCGGAAGAAATCCTCGCGGCGGTCGAGCGTAAAATCCTCGACGGCAAGGACCTCGACGAAGCGGACAAGTTCCTGCTGAACCGTGGGTACGCCCTTGAGAAAGAGGCGGACAAGGTCCTGTTCCTCGACGGACCGCAGACGAACGTGGGCCGGGCCGCCGCAAGGGTGGCTGACGGTCTCGACACCGTCGTCGGACTCGGTCAGTTCAAGGGCATCCTGTTCCCGTACATCGGGACCCCGACGCGCATCCTCGAACGCGGCCTCGTGAGCTACACCCCGTGGGCCGCGAAGTCCAAAGAGGTCGCCGAAATCCTCGCCAGAGGCGGACCCGAGGCGGCGCTTGAGCGCGCTCGGATGGAGATCGGCGGCACCGTCATGGGCTTCGGCATGATGATGGCGGCGTCTGGTGCCATCACGGTCACCAACGGCGGCTACCAAAGCTCCGGCAACCTCGGAGGTGCGCCCCCGAACCGGCTTAACCTGCCGGGCGGCGGGTACGTCGAGCTGTCGCGCCTCGATCCTCTGTCGATGACCCTCGCACTGGGGGCGATCATCGGGCAGATGTATCAGGCACGGCAAGAGGCTGGCGCGCAGTACGGGGACTCCGAGGCCGTCGCACAGGCGCTGGCTACGGCGTTCCACGGCGTACGCGATAGCATCCTTGAGAAGAGCTACATGACCGGCGCGCGGGACTTGGCGGAGGCAATCTCCTCCCCCAGCCCAGAGGCCGCAGTGGAGTACTTCCAGAAGCTGTATGGCGGCGCGGCGGCCCGAATCCTCCCGGCCTCCGGCACCATCCGGCAGGTCAACGAGACGGCGAACGGAACGGCTCTCGAAGCCGTCAGTCTGATCGATCAGCTAACGAAGGTCACGCCCGGCATGGGTGCCTACCTCCCGACCCGCATCGACCCCTTGGGGAACGAGGTGGACGGCAGGACCATGGGCCTCGCCGCTGGGACCGTCGGAGACTTGGACGAGCTGTCTCAGCGCATCCGGGCGCTCGGCGTGAACCTGACCAACCTCAAGAAGGCGGACCCTGCCGGGTTCGACCTGACCAGCGAGGAGCTGTCGGAGCTGCGCCGCATCCGCGCAACCGAAGCCGTCAACTCGGACGGCCTATCGATGCGTGAGGCGCTTGAGGACCTGCTGGCCGATCCCGACTTCCAGTCCCTGACGACCAAGTCGCAGGTGCAGGACGCCATCACCGAAGTGATGGGGGACTTCAACGAGGACGCCAGGGCGATCTTCGAGCAGCGCAACCAGACCTATCTGGCGGACCGAGAGGCCTCGCGCTCGTTCAAGGCGTACATGGACCTCGTCATGCCCCCCGAAGAAGCCCGAGCGGCTGCCATCGCGGATACGCAGGCCATCGGCCTGACGCCGACCCGGGCGGACCAGCTCGAATAACCCTACGGAGAAACCCATTGACCCAACCATACGTGACCTACGTCGCGGCTGCGGGACAGCGCGACTTTGACGTGCCGTTCCCGTACATCAACCGCTCGCACGTCAAGGTGCGGGTCAATGGGACTCCCGTGGTCCCCTTCTCGTGGCCCTCGGCGACGCGGCTTCGGCTGCCCGCCGCAGTGGCCGCAGGGGCCGCAATCGAAATCGAGCGTCAGACTCCCGTAGAGGAGCAGCTCGTGAAGTTTCAGGACGGCAACATCCTCACCGCAGAGGACCTGAACATTGCCGTCCAGCAGCTGCTCTACAAGCAGCAAGAGGTCACCGGCCTCTATGATCGATCACTCCGCGCCGCGCAGGTGCGCCTTGGGGACACCCTCGGCATCGTGACCGATCCGGCGAACGTCGCGCAGGAGTTGGCGGAGCTGGTCCTTGAGGATCAGGTCCTCGACAACTTCCGCAACCGCATCGCCGACATCGACCTCAACGCCGAAAGCATCCTCGCGCAGGCCCTCGACATTGATCGGGTGGACCAAGCCGTGGTGGCCGCGAACGGCTCCATCGCATCCCTGCAGCTGTCCACTGACAACGCCATCGCGGCACTGTCGGTGACTGTGGGCGACGTGGATACGCGCCTCGGGACCCTGCGAAACGACCACGACACCCTCGTGGGTGTGGTCGACGCCCTCGCTGGCGGTGACCCCGGTACCGGCGTGGCGACCCTCATTCAGGAAGAGACGAACGCCCGTATCGCGGGTGACACGGCTCTCGCCAACACCTTCTCGCTTCTTGGGGCGAAGAGCGGCGACAACCTCTCGTTCATCCTCAACCTCAACACCACCCGCGTGTCTCCGACGGAGACCCTGTCGCAGCGGCTGTCGGCCCTGTCGGCCACGGACGGCGCTAACGCAGCGGCGATCACGAGCGAGCAGACGGCGCGCATCAACGCCGTCAACGCGCTGACCTCGGACATCACCACGCTTTATAGCCGGATGGACGACAACGAAGCCGCGATCACGACGGAAAGCACGGCCCGTTCCAGCGGGGACGCCGCGCTGGCTTCACAGCTCACCACGCTCACGTCTCGCGTGGGTCAGGCCGAAGCCGACATCGTGACCAACCAAACGGCGGCGGCGTCTGCCGACAGCGCCTTCGCAGCGGAGCTTGCGCTCCTCGGTGCCCGCAACGGGACCTCGACGGCGTTCGTGATCAACACCGCGACCGCGCAGATCGGCGGCGGCGAGACGTTGGCTACCCGGTTCAGCGCCCTGTCGGCGGCTGACGGCGCGAACGTCGCTGCGATCCAGTCGGAACAGACCGCGCGCATCGACGCCGACAACGCCTTGACCTCCTCGGTGAACAGTCTCGGTACCCGCTTGGGCACCGCAGAAGCGGCCATCGTGACCGAGCAGAACGCCCGCATCGCGGGGGACTCCGCAGAGGCGTCGGCCCGTGCCGAACTCGCCGCCCGGGTAACCAGCGCGGAAGCAGCGATCACCACGGAGCAGACCGCAAGGGCCGCTGGGGATAGCGCGATTGTGGCCGATCTCTCCCTGATTGGCGCAAGAAACGCCGCAGGGACTGGCTGGATACTGGACCTAAGCAAGGTGCAGGTCAGCCCGACCACCACCCTCGGCACCCGCCTGTCGGGCATCGACACGGCCATCGGCTCCAACGCCGCAGCAATCGTGAACGAGCAGACCGCACGGTCCAGTGCCGACAGCGCCTTGGCGAGCGACATCTCGACCCTGACCACGACCGTGAACGGGAACACCGCTTCGGTCTCGACGCTGCAAAGCTCGGTCAACGGGCTGCAGGCGCGCTATGGTGTGTCGTTGGACGTCAACGGATACGTCACCGGGTTCGTGCAGAACAACGACGGGACCAGCGGGGACTTCACCATCCTCGCCGACCGCTTCGCCATCGTGACCCCGGGGGCTGCACCGACGGTGCCCTTCGAGGTCTCCGGCGGCGTCGTTCGCATCAAGCAGGCAGCCATCGGCAACCTCGACGTCGAGCGACTGAACTCCGGCGCTCTCAACGCGACGATCACCCAGAACGGGGATTGGAACGTGGGCACCGGGAGGATCGTCTGGGACAACGGGACGCACATGAAGGTGGCGGGAGTGGGCTTCGGCTCCGCCGGTCAGTTCATCGAATGGTTCGGTCCCAAGATGGACATCGCCTTCTGCTCCGAAGCCAACGCGATCAGCTACCTCAAGACCAACGGCGACGCCTACTTCGGAGGGAGCCTGTCCGCAGGTATCCTCAAGAACAGCGCGCAGTCCACCGACACCGGGGCATCCTCCTCGGTCACTGTGGGGCCGTTCGGGACCAACGGGAACCCGATCCAAATCCTGACTTGGTACTCCGCCGAGAGCCGGAACACCGCGACCTACCCTGCCACCTCGACCGGGGTGAGCAACTGGTCCAGCGCGGTCTCCGCTTGGGGCGCAACCCCCACGGGACCCTTGGGTTCTCGGACCGTCGACGCGACGAAGACGATCTCGTGTACCGTGACCGTCCGCCTCGACCGCACGGTCGGAAGCTCCACCACAGCTGGCTGGGCCACCCTGACGATCACCGGGGGTTCCGAGCGCCTCACGGGCTACGAGCCTTTGCCCGGCGACGGGACCACGGGCGAGCTTGTGTACACCCGCACGGTCGCTGGGACGATCACGTCCACCGACAACGCTGGCGGAACGCAGGATCGCACCTTCACCGCCACCATCACCACTCGCACCAACGCCACCCTCGGGACGATCATTCGTCAGTCGGTGAGCGTTCTTGCCACAGAGGAATAACCCATGACGACCCCCGCGCAGCTCTCCGCGCAGATCGTCGACCTGATGACCCGCTGGAACGCCCAGCAGGATCAGATGGCCGACTGGCTCACTGGCGACCCTGCCGGGGGTCCGAATGGCGACGGACGCTACCCGCTCACGAACGCCGAAGGCGAGACCGAGCTGTTCCTTTCTCTCCCGGCAATCCTCGATCAAGTGTCTGGCCCGGCTGCCGCCGCCGCCAGCGCACAGCAGGCCGCCGAGACCGCAGCGGCGCTGGCCGAGGCCGCCCGCATTGCGGCGCAAGCAGCGCAGAGCGCGGCGAACGATATTCGAAGCACCACCCTCGGCTACCGGGACGTGGTGCAGGTCCAGCGGGACGATGTCGCGGCCAAGTGGTCGGACGTCAACTTCTGGTATGGGCAGGTCAACGCCCGGCAGCTTGAGGTCGCGACCGCGACCACGCTCTCGCTGCAGTACCGCGACGAGAGCCAGCAGAACGCACTGGACGCCCTCGCAGCCCGCGTGGCCGCCGAGGAAGCCAGAGACGCCGCCTACGGCTACGCGATCTCCATCGACCCCGCGCAGTTCGCCACCACGGCGACCGTAGACGCCCGGTTTGAGGAGATCATCGGCCAGGCACCGTCAACTCTGGACACCTTGAACGAGCTGGCAGCGGCTTTGGGGGACGACCCCAACTTCGCGACGACCGTCACCAACTCGCTGGCGGGTAAAGCCCCGCTGGTCCACGGTCACGTCATCGGAGACGTGTCGGGCCTGCAGACTGCCCTCGACGGAAAGGCTGCGCTGTCCCACGTCCACACCATCGCTCAGGTCACTGGCCTGCAGGCGGTGCTGGACGGGAAGTTCGGGCTGGAGGGGGGCGCGCTGAGTGGAGGGCTGTCGGTCTTTGGCGGGGTCACCGCTGGGAACCAGACCAACGCTTCCGCAGACAGCGGGTTCTCTATCCTACGCCCGCTTGACGCAACTCCGCGCACGTTCGCCATCGTCGAGAACGACACACAGCTCCGCATTGGCGGCGGCGCGTGGACTCAGATTAACCTGTGGGCGGGCGCAGCTCGACCTGCCCTGACTGCTTATGAAACCGGGGCGGTGACTATACAGACGAGCCTGACAGTCGCTGGCCGGGACGTCCTCAACGACATCGACGGAAAAGCAGCCCTCGCGCACACCCATGCGATCTCTGCCGTCACGGGTCTGCAGGCGGCCTTGGACGGGAAGCTGTCGACCGCGTCGTTCACTTGGGCGAACCTGTCGGGCAAGCCCGCGACCTTCACCCCTTCCGCCCACACCCACGCCATCTCTGAGGTGACCGGCCTGCAGGCGGCGCTCGATGGGAAGCAAGCCGTTGGCTCCTACGCCGCCGCCGCGCACACCCACCCGATCTCCGACGTGACTGGTCTACAGTCAGCCTTGGATGGGAAGCTGAACATCTCCGGCGGCTCTGGCGTCGGCAACGTGGCTTTCTCTCAGGAGTCGGCGGGCGGTGTGCGGTTCGGTCACACCAACCAGACCGACGGGAATGACGGCATCATTGCCGCTGGGCGCTTCGCCTCTGGGCTGAACATCGTGGGGGTGCAGACCACTGTCGGTACGGGACGTCAGGTCCGCGTGTGGGGCGACCTTATCGACAGCGCAGGGGTTGCGTTCTCCAAGAGCGGACACACCCACACCATCGCGCAGGTGACGGGGCTTCAGACTGCTCTGGATGGCAAGCTTAACCTTACAGGCGGGACCCTTAGCGGGGCGCTGTCTGTTCCGTCCGGCTTCACTGTCAGGAAGCAGGGGAACGAAGGCGGGGAAATGGTCCTCCAGAAGGGCGACATGATGACGACCTCAGGGGATGTCATCATCGACGCTCTCGCTGGTTATATCCGGCTTTTCGATAACGGCGGCTCCTTCCACCAGTTCAGGCTGGAGTTCGCCACGGGCAACATTTTTAGCAGCGTAAAGAACGCGAATGTCTCCTACGAGGGCCACACCCACACCATCGCGCAGGTCACCGGCCTGCAGGCCGCTCTCGACGGGAAGCAAGCGGCGGGTTCCTATGCGGCTGCATCGCATACCCACGCCTACCTTCCGCTGACCGGCGGGACTCTGTCGGGGACTGTTGGTGCCCCGCGCTACAACGTGGGCGACGACGGGTACTTCGCGGACATCAACGCCGCGAACACTGTGGCCTTCCGTGGGGCGCAGAATACCGACGTCGGGTACATAAACTTCGGCAACGGGGGCAACGCCCTCGGTTCTGGCGTCGGCCTCCCGCTCACCTTCCGCTCAGGCGGCGTGGCCTACCACGGCTCGTCGTCCTACGGGTCGGCGAAGATCACCGTATCCACCGCCGCCCCATCGGGCGGCTCCAGCGGGGACATCTGGCTCAAGGTCTGATGACATTCCACATCAACGACGGGGGCACGTGGAAGACCCCCGAGGTGTGGCTGAATGACGCGGGGACGTGGAAGCGTCCAGAGGTCTGGGTCAACGACGCAGGCACTTGGAAGCTCGTCGCGTCCCCCGTCAGCGTAAGCATCAGCCCCGCCTTCCGCGACGCCTCCGGCTCGACCTCCAGCTTCACCTTCCCCTCCTGCACCGTGACGGTGACTGGCGGGACCGCGACTGCTTACTCTTGGGGCTTCCTGTTCCCGAGCGGCGGCACGTGGTCCGTTGCGTCTGGTCAGGGCCTCTCCTCGGCCACTGCCCGAGTAACCAGCGTCATCGATTCCGCTTCTGCGGACTTCTACTGCGACGTCACGGTCGGCGGTCAGGTGTACCGAGTGTCGGTGCCTCACTCCTACTTCCGCGCGTTCTAGCGCACAACCTAAGGAAAAGACTATGGAAATCCTGATTGTTCTGGCGACCGTCCTCGTCGCCTTCGGAGCTTTCGCTCTCTTCATCACCCGCGATGAAGGCGAAGACGCCCCCTCGGGTTCCGGCGGTGGCCGCCGCGACCCCGCCGTCGACCACGTCGTTCGGTGATTGAACTCGCACTGGCTCTGCTGGCGCTGCTTTGTGCGGCGCTGGCAGACCCTCGCTGGACAGGACTATGAAAGAGCAACTCCACGACATCGCCCTCGGGGCGCTTGCCTTCGCCAAGGCGCTGGTCCCCGGTGCCCTTGGGGCTGCCGTGGCTGTGGCCGTGCAGACGTCCCTGACGTGGATGCAGCGGTTCGTCCAGATCGCCGTCGGCATCGTCGTCTCCTACTACGCTGGCGAAGCTGGCGCGGCCCTCCTCGGGGCCGAAGGGGTCGTCAAGAACGCCATTGGCTTCACCGCCGGGGTCGGCGCTTTCGAGACCGCGAAGGCCCTTCGGGTCTCCATCGCCGAAGTCGCGCGCACCGCGCCGAAGCAGGCGTGGGACTGGTGGCTGGCCCGCTGGGACAGCTGGTTTCCCAAGAAGAAATAAGGAGGCTCAATGAGCCGCGCATCCAACGACATCCTCGACGCCATCCATGGGATGCTCGCCGGGGCACTGAAAGACGAGCTGGAGCGGGCCATGAGCGCCCGCGACGAGGACGGAAACCGCGTCCCTATCAACCCCCAGCTCCTCGACAAGGTCATGAAGTTCCTCAAGGACAACGACGTCACCGCCCCGGCTTCTAACAAGCCCCTCAACGATCTGGCCCAGCAGCTCTCCGCGCTGGACGTTGACGTTGACGACGAGGCGATCAGTCTCAGGCACTGATGAAGCCTTGCCGCAGCTGCGGTGACCGGCTTCCCCTAGACAACTTCGACCGCGACCGCCGGAACACCGACGGGCACACCAACGTGTGCAAGCCCTGTCGGGCCGCGAATACCCGGAAGAAGTACGAGGGGACGCTGCGTCACCGAGCGGGCGCTCTCTACCAGCGCGCTCGCTACCGCGCAGAGAAAAAGTCCCTCCCTTTCGACATCACGGTCGATTGGGTGGAGGCCGCTCTGCGCGCCGGGGTCTGTCAGGTGACAGCACTCCCGTTCGATATGTCCCTCGGACACGTCCGCAATCTCTACGCCCCCTCGCTCGACAAGGTCGATCCCGCAGGCGGCTACACGCAGGACAACACCAAGGTGGTTCTATACGCTTTCAACGCCGCGAAAAGCACGGCGACAGAAGAGGACGCCAAGACCTTCTTCAAAAGGGTCGCGGAGGCGCTCGCATGAGCCTACCCTCCGCGCGCGACCAGCTTCAAGGGTCCTTCCTAAAGTTCATCTTCTACGTGTGGACCCGGCTCTTGCTCCTGCCGGAGCCGACCCGCGTACAGAAAGACATCGCCCGGTTCCTCGTGGGCGGCGGGAAACGCCGGTTCATTCAGGCGTTCCGAGGGGTCGGTAAGACCTTCCTCACTGCCGCCTACGTCGTCTGGCGGCTGTGGCGCAACCCCGATCTCAAGGTCGTGATCGTCTCGGCCAACGAGGCCTTTGCCAACGAGATCGCATCCTTCATCAAGCAGATCATCGACCACGACGCCGGGGACGGCCTGTGGGATGAGCTGCGCGCCCGGCCCGGCCAGCGGTCGTCGACCCTCGTGTTCGACGTCGGCCCGGCCAAGGCTGACAAGTCCCCTTCGGTCAAAGCGGTCGGCATCACCGGCCAGCTCACCGGCTCGCGCGGCGACCTCGTCATCTCGGATGACGTCGAGGTCGTGAAGAACTCCGAGACGGAGCTGATGCGCGAGAAGCTGGAGAGCAAGACCAAGGAGTACGCCGCTATCCTCAAGCCGGGCGGCGAGATCGTGTATCTCGGTACCCCGCAGAGCGAGCAGTCGATCTACCGCCACCTGCCCGAGAAGGGCTACGAGGTGCGCGTGTGGCCTGCCCGCTACCCGACGGCGGACAAGCTCCACAACTACCGTGGCTTCCTCGCCCCCATGCTCCTAGAGGACCTCAAGGCGAACCCCGACCTCGCCAAGCCGATGTCTTCGAGCCTCGGCGGGGCACCGACGGACCCCGAGCGGTTCAACGACCTCGACCTGATCGAGCGCGAGACCGAGTACCGGGCGGCGGGCTTCCTGCTGCAGTTCCAGCTCGACACGACCCTGTCGGACGCCGAGCGGTACCCGCTCAAGACCCGCGACCTGATCGTCACCGATCTGGATAAGAAGGTGGCCCCCGGCCATCTGATCTGGTCCAGCGACCCCGATCTGGTCATCAAGGACATCGAGAACGTCGGCTTCGACGGCGACCGGCTGTACCGCCCCATGCGGCACCAGACCGAGTTCCTGCCGTACACCGGGGCCGTCATGCACATCGACCCCTCGGGCCGTGGCCGCGACCGCACCACCTACGTGGTGACCAAGTTCCTGCTCGGCTACGTCTTCGTGACGGCGTGGGGCGGGTTCAGCGAGGGCTACTCCCCCGAGACCCTGTCGGAGCTGGCGAAGATCAGTGCCAGGCATGAGGTGAACGCCATCATCACCGAGGACAACTTCGGCGACGGCATGTTCGCCAAGCTGCTGGAGACCCACGTCAACGCACTCCGGCCCTGCCGGATCGAGGGCATGAAGGTCAGCGGCATGAAGGAGGCGCGCATCATCAGCTGGCTGGAGCCGGTCATGAAGCAGCACCGCCTCGTCATCGACCTGTCCGTCCTCCGGGCAGACATGCTGTCCCCGATGGCCCATAGGGGTCTCTATCAGCTGACCCACATCCAGAACGCCCGTGGCGCACTCCGCCATGACGACATGGTCGACGTCCTGTCCATGGGCGTCTGCTACTGGTCCGAGTACCTCAACGCCGACGCCAAGAAGGCCGAGCGGGAGCGGGCAGCCGAGATCGAGCGGGAGAACGAGCGCCGCTTCTTCTCCGGCACCTCCGTCTTCACCTTGATGGAGAAGAGCAGGGGAGGGGTCGCTGCACGTCGTGCCGTAGGCCGCCCCGTAGGAGGCCGAGGAAGGCGCTGACGCCTGCAGGCTACCCGAGTACCCCAGAGGCCTCTGTCGGCCTCCCACGGGCCTCAGATCGAGCCACAGGGGTGTACCAGAAGAGTGGGGAGGGGAATGATCCTCTCCACCACTCCAATACCCCACCTCGAACAGGCCCTCGTGGCTCCTCAGGGGATCATGAGGTGATCTGCAGGAGACCCTATGGGGTACTCTTAGAGTTCTCTTTCAGTATCTCCACCCTCCGAGAGTGCGTGTTAATTGAAGGCCGTTGGTTTTGCTGCAAAAATCCGAAGCCCCATATACGCAGCGGTCAGCGCCGCTACCCCCCTAGGGGTCCCGGGGTGGTCCATGCCTATCGTGCCTTCTAATCTAGGCGCGCCTGAGACGTCCCGGCCACCTATACCGTGGCGCGATAGGGCGGCACGATTGACGGCACCCCTAGGGATTGCGCGCGTTCATTCCCCTGTACTGTTCCAATCGAATCGTGCCCCGCCCTGCCGGGCACCATAGGGGCAGGGGGCAGGGGGTCCGCCGGGGCACCTAGGGCGCAATGGCGCGCGCATCCTTTCGCTGTGCCCTGCTTTGTTTCGTGCCCGGCCCCTTCGGTACTCTAGCGGGCACCATGCCGGGCACCATGCCGGGCACCATGCCGGGCACCATGCCGGGCACCATGCCGGGCACCCTAGGGGCACCATAGGGGCGCAATCGGGGTGCAATCGGGGCGCAATCGCGCCTTGCCCTGCATTTTTTTCGCCTGAAAAGCCGTTGAAAAACAACGGAAACCGAAAAAAGTTTGGCCGAAAGTGCATTTTTTTCGTTCCACGTGGTTGACTATCAATCAGACGGGCTTATATTCCAAAACATCGAAGCGACGGACGCACCGGCCCACGGCACTAGCAGGGCCTCGCAGTTACCGCCTAGATCACCCGGCCCGGGCTGACATAGAGGGCAAGCCGAAAGGCACCATAGAAAGCTGAAGGCGTCCACTAGGGGGGCGTTACTGCATAGGCAGGGCGAGTAGGGGTGCTGGGTGACCCGGAGCGATAGGAACGCGCCGGATTGGGGGACACAAGCGCCCCCTAGCAAATAGGTGCCCGGCCATACCCGCCGGGCCGTTTGCATCGCTTCCGGGCTAGGTCCGGGGGCGTTGCAAGCGAACGCTTGAAACTTCCACCTAGTCGAAAGGAAACCGTCACCATGTTCAACATTCAACCCGCCACCGAAGCTGCCCTGTCGCCCGTCCTCGCAAAGGCCAACGGCGTCGTGCTGTATGAAGGCCCGAGCAAGCTGGACGGAAAGCCGATTGTCGTGATCGCCACCGGGCTGCGCGCCAAGTCCACGAACGAAAAGACCGGGGCAATGGTGCAGACCTATATCCTGCGCAGCGACATTGACCCGATTAGCGCCGTCCGTTCGGGTGACGACGTGTCGATCTGCGGGACCTGCCCGCATCGCGGCGACGGGACCGGCAAGGGCCGCTCTTGCTACGTCACCCTGATGCACGGTCCCCGGAGCGTCTTTGCGGCCTATCAGCGCGGCATCTATCCCAAGGCGAACGCCTTCGAAGCTGCAGCCCTGTTCGCTGGTCGCATGGTCCGTCTCGGGACCTACGGGGACCCGGCAGCCGCCCCGTTCGCTCTCTGGAAAACAGCCCTGATCAATGCGAAGGGCTGGACGGGTTACACCCACCAGTGGCAGGCAATCCCGGCCCGTTGGAGCGAGTTGGTTATGGCGTCCGCTGACAGCCTTGCCGACATGGAAGCCGCCCACGGCATGGGTTATCGGACCTTCCGCGTCACCGCCGAGCCTTTCCAGAACGTGAAGGGCAAGGAAACCACCTGCCCGGCGTCGGACGAAAAGGGCAACGTGACCAGCTGCATCACCTGCAAGGCCTGCATGGGCACCGCTGGCAAGGCCAAGGCGTCGATCACCATCGCCGCACACGGCACCGGCAAGCGGCACTTCGCCTAAACTTCCACCTAGTCGAAACCCTGCCACCGCGCAGGGTCCGCCGGATAGCCGCCCGGCGCTGACGAGACAGGCACCGAAATCACGAAAGGAACATCACCATGGGTAACCGCGCAATCATCCGCTTCCCCGACGCTCAATTGTCCGCTGACATGGACCGCCCGATGGGGGTCGAGGTCTATCTCCATTGGAACGCTGACGACGTCATTGACTGGCTGAAAGAGGCCGCACCCCGGATGCGCAAGGGCGACGGGTCTTACGCTGCGGCCCGGTTCGTGGGCTTGTGCCACGAGAAAATCCCCGGCGGTCTCTCGCTGGGCATCATGCCGATCAACACGGCTTTCGACGGGGTGATCTTCTCGGTCGATTGCCAGACGGGTAAGGTGAAGGTGCCCAGCGGCTTTGGCCGGTCGTTCACCCTCAAGCTGGGGGCGTTCTGACATGACGCATCCGCTCTATCCCGCCGACTACGGCACCGTGCCCCTCTGGGGCCATTGCGGGGTCCTCGCCACCGCAATCCTCGCCGGGGTGCCCTTCGAAAAGGCGTGGAACACCCTCGCGCCCTACTACGCCGCCGGGCGGCGCAAGTGGACCGGGGGAACCCACCACCTGCACCGCAAGGCCGCGCTGGAGACCTTGGGGGTGCCCTGCAAGCACCGCCAGCACGTTCCCGCCGGGGACCTGCAGTGGCTGCGGATGATGAAATCGCCGAGCCTTGCCGACTACCTGCCGCGCTGCAGCGTGGAGACCTTCGCCCGGCGCTACGCCAAGCCGGGGGTGACCTACATGGTCTGCGTGTCCCGGCACGTCGTCACCGTCCGCGACGGCATCGTGATCGATCAGACACAAGCCGCCCCTGCATCCCAACACCGCAGCCGCCGACAGCTGGTGCGCTGGTCCACTGAAAGGCTCGACGCATGAGCATCGCCATCGCCCTCTTCCTGATCGGCGCGGGGGTCTGCGCCCTCGCCTCGCTGATCGACAGCGCAAGCCGCGTCCCGGCGCTGCTGAAAGGCCTCGAACGGGACCGCCAGCGCCTCGCCAACGCCGCCTTCTACAGCGGCCCGCTTTACACCCGGCACGGCCGGGAAATCGAAGGAAACTGAACGTGACCACCCGAAGCATGATCGTGATCACCCACTACGAGGCTTGCCGCCGCATGGGTCGCCGGGCGGCGATCAAAGGCACCGCCTACACCGACAACCCGATGCCCGAGGGCACCAAAGGCCACCTTGAGTGGTCCAAGGGGCACAACGAAGCGCGGGCCTTACTCGCAACACAGGAGGCCTGATCGTGTTCGCCCAATATCTCCGCCTCGGCCTGCACGTCGCCGACAGCGACACCGAAGTCGTCCGCCGTGCCCGCCGCCTCATTCTCAAGCGCCACCGCCGGGACCCTGCCAAGCGCGCCGCTCGGCACCGCTTCTACGCCCAGATGCTCACCTTCCACGCCAAGGCGCGGGGGCAATATCACTCGATCTACAACGGAGGATTTTGACCATGTTTGACACCTACGCACACCACCTGTCCGACGCGCTGCTCGATCAGCTGCAGGAAGCCACCGATGAAGCCTTCGAGCAGCGGGGGTGGGCATGAGCCGCCCCAACTGGAACGGGCACCGGCCCGACCGGCACACCACCGGGGCGCAGCGCGCCCTGCTACGCTCTTGCCCGGCCCCTTCGGAAACCCCGGCGCAGCCTCGCGCCTACACCCCGCTGATTTTCGGCCAGCTGTCCCGACCGCTGCCTAAGTGGCTCCCTGATTGCGAATAAGACACTTTCCTACACGAACGAGAACACATAAGGAACAAATCCCTACGCCGCCCGGGCCGAGCATCGTTGGCCTACGCCCAAGCCGGGCGGCGAGGGTCGCAACCCTGAGGTCCTGCCATCGGCGGCGGGTCCGACCAAAGAACATTGACATGACCGCAGATAAGTTCCACATGATCGAACGTCCCTTGCATGAAATCGAAGGGACGCAGGAGAAACACCATGCCAACAACGACCGAGCGGCGGCGGTACACGCCCGCCTTGCGAAACTTCTCGGCAGGCCTGATCGTCCTAGCTGAAATCGCTCCGCGCCAGCTGACCTTGGCGCAGGCTGCGTTCTTCCTCACGGCGGCGCTGGCCGACCGCGCGGGACGGGCGGCGACGTTCACCGACCTGAAAGAGACCCTCGGTCTTGAGGTCAACCGCAGCCTGCATACCACCTACAAGGTCTTCCTCAAGGAAGGCCGCAAGCGCGACGGGGACCGCCTCGACGGGCTGGGCTGGCTCGTGGCCGAGTTGGACCCGACAGACCACCGCCGCAAGTTCCTGCGGCTGACACGAACCGGGCAGCGCGTGATCGACACGGTCGCCGCTGCCATTACGATGGAGAGCTGACATGAGCCGAGACCCGCACAGCGAGCGCGCCCTCGACCTCTTCGGGGAAGTCACCCCGGACACGCGGTCGCGCGCCAAGATCATCAACTACGCCGAGTCCTACGGGGCCGGGCAGATCAGCCTGTCCCGCCGCGCCGGGCAGTACCCGATGGAAAGGACCAAGCCATGACCGCGCTCAAGCAGAAGCCGAACGGCATCTACTACCTCGACACCGAGGTCCCCGACGGACAGGGCGGCACCCGCCGGTCCCGCGTGGGCCTCAAGACGAAGGACCGGGCCGAGGCCGAGGCCCAGCGCCGCGACTGGATTGCTGGGGTCCACCCGCTGCACCCTGCCGTGGGCGGGGTGATCGCACCGAAGGGTCGCCAGATCAGCCGCGACGGTTCCACGTTGACGAAGCTCGACACGCCCTACCTGTCCGCGTGGCTGGCGCAGTGCCTCTCGCACCGCGACGTGTGGGGAGACTGCCGGGCCGACGCGACGCATCGGTCGAACGTCCGCATCCTGAACAAGATGCTGCCCAGCGATCTGCAGATCGGACAGGTGACCTCGGCCATTGCCAAGCAGCTGACCGACGATCTGTTCGAGGCGGGCTACGCCCCGGCCAGCGTCCGCAAGCTGACCGGCAGCCTGTCGGCAGCGTGTCGCCACGCGGTGAGGGAAGGGGTCCTCAAGGCCATGCCCGACTTCCCCTCGATCAAGGTCGAGAACGAGCGCGACCGGGTGGTGAGCCTCGACGAAGAGGCGGCGCTGCTCGACTGCATCCTGACCCGGCGGCAGGCCGAGCCTCTCCGAGCATGGTGGCACTTCGAGCGGCTGATCATCCTGCTCACCGACACCGGCACCCGCCTGACCGAGGCGATCCTCGCGGGTCCCTCGTGGGTCAAGCGGAAACGCTGGACGGACCCGCTGACGGGCGAGCAGCAGGAAGGGGTGTGGCTCTCCATCCCTCGGCGCACCATCTACGCCGGGCGGGAAATCGTGGTGACCAAGAGCAAGAAACCCCGCGACGTCCCGCTCACCGACCGGGCGCTGCGCGTGATCGAAGAGCTGAACGAGCGCGTCGAGGGCACCCGCTGGTTCCCGTGGGCCAAGGGTAGCTCCGGCCCGCTCTACCTGCTCCAGAATATCCGGCAGGACATGGCGGCAAAGGGGTTCCAGTTCGACGACGTCGTGCTGCACACCTTCCGGCACACCTGCGCCACCCGCCTCGCCGAGGGTGGCCTCGATCTGGTCGCTCTGCGCGACTGGCTCGGGCACTCGGACATCAAGATCACCGCCGGGCGCTACCTGCACCTGATGAACAGCCACGTCTGGCGGGGCACGTCTATCCTCAACGCCTACGGTGGGGGGAAAGCGAAAGCGGATGGCACACCATGCCCCACTGTAGATCGTCGATCAGGTGGAACAGATCGTGCCGAGGCTGTCGCGGTGAGCCATGAATAAGTCACTGAAAATAAACGGAGCGGGTCCCCCTACCCGCTCCAATAACTCCCTAAATAATCAATCACTTACACGGAGAAAAACGCCAGTGCCAACTGGCACGATTAGGCGCGATGCGCCGTGGCACGTTCTGGCACGATACTTCCGCCTCGTCGAAGATCGTGCCGGGATGCCCAATTAACACGCACTATCGGGGGTGTGAACACACCCACTGAGAGAGACCTTTAGGAGCGCCCTCGGTGCCCCTTCGGACCCTCGGCCTGCGCATCGCGGGCCTCATCCCTGACCCGGAAGGAAATCCCATGCAGAATATCCGTGACCTGATCCGCCGCCAGCTGGAGCTGGAAGACGAAAGCCGCGCCCTCGGTATCTCCCGCTATCACTCGCGGCAGCTGCCGTGGAAGGTCGAGGCCGGGACGGTCGAAGAGGAAGCCAACCTGCCGCCGGGCCGGATGCTGGTGAAGGCCTGCATCGAGCCTGTCGCTGCCGCGATCCGCGAGCTGGAAGCGGAAGCCTGCAACGGCAAGGCCGGTCGCCGCCACGACGTGGTCCCCTTCATCCTCCTGATGGACGCCGACGAGGTCGCCTACCTGACGGTCCGCGTCATGGTGAACATGGCAGTCGCCCGCGCGACCCTGCAGAACATCGCTATCAGCATCGCCGACGCGATCATCGAGAGCCTGGAGTTTCAGGCGTTCCGTGAGCAGAACCGCGTGGGCTACAAGGGCTACCTCAAGGCGCAGGAAAAGCGCGGCTACTCCCGCCAGCGCCGGGCTGCCGTCCAGAAGCTGTTCGAGGCCGAAGGCGTCCGCCGCGAGCTGCCGAAGACCACCCGCGCGCAGATCGGCTTCAAGCTCATGGAGCTGGTGATCGAAGCGACCGGGCTGTTCACGAAGGAAGGCTCGAAGCACAAGCGCGGCACGATCTACCGCCTGATGCCGACCGAGACCCTGCAGGGCTGGCTCGACAACCAGCACGACCGCTGCTCCACGATGGAGCCGATCAACCTGCCGATGCTGGTCCGCCCGCGCCGCTGGCGCTCGCCCACCTATGGCGGCTACCTCACGCCCCGGGCCGGGAACCGCTTCGTCAAGCAGCGGAACAAGGCCTATCACGAAGAGCTGCGCGGACATGACGTCGACGCTTGCTACGAGTCGGTGAACCACATTCAGGACACCCCGTGGCAGATCAACGCCGACGTCCTCGCGGTCATGCAAGAGGTGTGGAGCGACGGCACGTCCCTCGGGGGTCTCCCGCAGCGCGCCGACGATCCCATCCCGGCCAAGCCGCACGACATTGACACCAACGAAGCCGCCAAGGCTGAGTGGAAGCGCGAGGCAGCGCGGGTCTATGCGGCCAACGCCGAGCGTGTCAGCGCCCGTATGGCTGTCATGCAGGGGCTGTGGGTCGCTCGCCGCTTTGTCGACGAGGACCGCATCTACTTCCCGCACGAGCTGGACTTCCGTGGCCGGGCCTACCCGATCCCGGTCTTCGGCCCCTCGCCGCAGGGCAGCGACTGGCAGAAGGCGCTGATCCACTTCGCCGACGGCAAGGCGCTCGGTCTGCAGGGCTTCCGCTGGCTGCAAATCCACATCGCCAACCTGTTCGGGGTGGACAAGGTGAGCTTCGACGACCGCCTCGCGTGGGTCGCCGAGAACATCGACGCCATCCTCGACAGCGGCGCGAACCCGCTCGACGGTGCCCGCTTCTGGACCACCGCCGACAGCCCCTACTGTGCCCTCGCGGCCTGCATGGAGCTGAACCGGGCCATGTCGCTGGACGACCCGACGACCTATGAGAGCCGCATCCCCGTGGCCCTCGACGGGTCCTGCTCCGGCCTGCAGCACTTCTCCGCCATGCTCCGCGACGAGGACGGCGGGCGCACGGTCAACCTCCTGCCCTCGGAGACCCCGGCGGACGTCTATATGGCGGTCGCCACCAAGGCGCAGGAAGAGGCCGACGCGACCGACACGATCACCTTCGAGAACGCGGAAGGGATCGAGCTGACCATCCCGAACCCTTGGCGGGGAGGGAAGGTGAACCGCAAGATCGCGAAGCGCCCGACGATGACCTACTGCTACTCGGCAACCCGCTTCGGGATGCAGCAGATGATCCACCAGACCCTCAAGGAACTGGACCGGGAAGCTGCGCTGGCCGGGGAGCAGTCCTACCTCGGCGGCGCGGACAACTACCACGCTGCCATGTGGCTGTCGCACGTCCTTTACCGGGCGATCCGCTCGACCATTCGGTCGGCGGCTGCGGCAATGGACTGGCTGCGGGACGCGGCACAGGTGGCGGCGAAGGCTGACCTCCCGCTGTGGTGGGAGACCCCGATGGGCCTTCCGATCCTGCAGGAGTACAAGAAGAGCAAGGGCAAGCGCATCATCACGCATTGGGCAGGGGCACGTCTCGACGTGATGCTCAGTGTGGAGGAAGAGAAGATCGACAGCCGGGCGCAAGCGAACGGCGTCGCTCCCAACTTCGTCCACTCGCTCGATGCCGCGCACCTGCAGTCGGTCGCGCTGCAGTCCCGTCGTGAAGGCATCGCGCACCTTGCGATGATCCATGACAGCTTCGGGACCCACGCTGCCGACACTGACCGCCTCTCGGGCATCCTGCGCGAGACGTTCATCAAGCAGTACGAAGGCGACGTCCTCGGGGACTTCTACGAGCAGCTCAAGCAGCAGCTCGGCGAAGAGCTTGCCGAGGAGCTTCCGGCTCCGCCCAAGGCCGGGACGCTGGACCTGAACGCGGTCCTGAACGCCGCCTACACCTTCGCCTAAACTTCCACGTCGTCGAATAACACGCACTATCGGTTATTGAACCAAATCCACGAGGAGTGACCTCATGAAGAACGAGAGTTTCGCCGCCCGTCTGGCCCGCCAGATGGCCGAGAATAACCCCGGCATCGCCGTGCGTGTCGGGAGCGCCGTCCACGCCGCAATCGGCGAGCGGGAGCGCGGCAATCATGATTGAGCGCATCACCTTCCGGCGCGACGTCGCGGACCAGATGGCTGCCCGAGAAATCTTGCAGGTCCGCCTGCAGGACAGCGAGGTCAGCTACAGCATCGCGGACGAGGACTACCGCATGTTCCGGGGTCGCCCCGAGACCTGTGAGGAATACGGCCAACGTCTGAGCGCAGTCGCCGCCGCCATGGGACAGGCGTTCGCGGACGCCGTCCGCTCGGAGCTTCGCCGCATGGGGCACCTCGTGTGACCCTCCGCGACCGCATCATGGCTCGCAGTTCCCTGCGCGGCCTCAAGGCTCCCGCCTTCCTGATCATCGACGGGATGCAGCGCACCCCGGACCCGGCGGCGCAAGTTGACGCCCTGTCCCTGACCTTCACCGCGATCTGCCAGTCGGCGGGTCTCGACCCTCACGAACTGATCATTCGGTCCCGCCGCCAGCTGCGCGAGGCCGAGCTTACCCGCAACCCTGAAATCGAAGCAGTCCGCGACTACGCGGCAGGAGAACTCGCATGACCACCACCAAGATCGACCTCTCGCGTCCCGTCGAAGCCGTGTGTAAGCGCACCGGGCGCGTCGTCCCGCTCGGCATGGCGAAGCCGTACCGCGCTTCGTACGTGAAGCCCGGAGAGCGGTTAATCAAGACCACGCGCAGCCCTTGCCAGACCACCGGCAACGAGACGTGGTATGACGACGGTCGCGACTACTGCCACCGCGACGCATGGACGCTCCGCAACGTCGCCGCTCCTGCTGCGAAGGTGGGGGACAAGGTCCGCTGCCTTGGCTACGCGGCCATCACCGGCAAGGTGATCGCCCTGACCGACGCGGGCCAGCTCGTGGTGCAGAAGACCGGCTCCGTGACCAGCAGCGCCTACATCGTCGGTGCGGACCTTCGGGACGCCGATGGCGATCTTTGGGAGGTCGTCCCGGACGCGCCGAACGTCACCGTCTACCGCAACATCTACGCAGACGGCACCATCGGCTCGACCGAGCATCGCTCGTACACCGATGCACTCGCCCACACCAAGTACGGCAAGGTCGCCGTCGGCTACCTCAAGCAGGTCCGCACGACCAACGGCGAGATCGTCAACGCTGCGGTTTACCCCCGCCGCCCGCAGCTCCGCACCCGTAGCGGCGGCACGGTCAACCCGTTCGCATGAGCCACTCCTACCGCGCTCTCGTGGACGCGGTGGCTGACAAGATGATCGAGGGGGGCACGGAGCGTGTCCCTCTCGACGCCCTGTCCCGCGCCGACGCCCAAGGCTTCGCCGTCGACACCTTCGAAGGCGACGTCCTCGCCGAAATCTCCAACCGCACCGCCCCCTCAGACCCCCGGCAGACCTAGTTCTGGCCCGGCGCACACGACCTGTAAGGAACCCCACCACATGGCAAAGAACCCCACCTTCCGTACCTCGCGCGGCACCGCCGTTGGCTGGGTCACCCTGAACAACCCCGACACCAAGTTCGACAAGGACGGCAAGTTCTCCGTCGCGCTCGCCTTCGACGCCGACGACGAGACCCTGCAGGAGATCGAAGCGAAGGCCGAAGAGCTGGCGCAGGCGAAGCTCGAAGAGGTCAAGGAAGACCTGATCTCGAAGGGCAAGAAGGCCGTCGCCAACAAGCTCCAGCTCGTCTCGCTGATCAAGGCGGAGGAAGATGAAGAGACCGGCGAGGAGACTGGCCGGAAGATCATCAAGGCTTCGATGAAGCACTCGGGCATCTCGCAGAAGACCGGCAAGCCGTGGAAGCGGTGGCCGGATTACTTCAACGCCCGGGGTGTGCAGCTCAAGAACCCGCCGCAGATTGGCTCGGGCAGCGAAATGAAGATGGTGATCGAGCTGGTCCCCTACTACGCCGCCAACGACAAGACCGTCGGCTGCACCTTCCGCCTCAACGCCGTGCAGATCATCAAGCTGGTCTCGTACGGTGCCCGCGACGCCGCCTCCTACGGCTTCGGTGCCGAGGAAGATGGCGACGAGATCGAGGACGGCATCGAGAACGACCGCGAGACTGCCGGTGCTGACGACAGCGATGTCGACGGTGACGAGGACGACGAGCTGTGATCGTCGGCGCGCTTATCGGTCTTCTCGTCGGGATGCTGCTGATGGCCGTGTCGCTGTCACTCGTGATCGACGGTAACGGCACCCCCGCGTGGCTCCGGCTCTACGGGCTGGTGGCCTTCGTCGCCACCTTCGGCGCAGCCGCAGGCGCTCTGGTCGAACGCATCCTGTGACCTCCACCACCTTTCGCCTCGCTCTGGCACCGATGCCCACCCCTCGACCGAGGGCGCGGGTAATCTCCGGGGCGGGGCGGAAGCCCCTCGCTGTCTTCTACTCCCCCAAGGAATACCGGGAGTGGCAGGACGAAGCGGCAGCGGCGCTCGCGAGCGTCACCGCGTTCAAGGTCGAAGGGCCTTGCGCGGTCTCCATCGTATGCTCCGCCGCGAAGCCCAAGACCACCAAGCTGCCTCACCCGAAGCCCGACGTCGACAACTACGCGAAGGGCGTCCTCGACGCCATCACGAAGGACGGGCGCTTCTGGTCCGACGACAGCCAAGTCCAGACCCTCTCGGTCACCAAACGGTGGACCGACGAGGAACCCTCTATCCGCATCACCATCACGCAGGAGCTGTGAGCGAAAAGAACTGTCCCGCCTGCGGGGAGGCGAAGCCGCACGACTGCTTCTCCCCCGACAGGCGCAAGCGCGACGGAAGGGCCACCTACTGCCGCACTTGTCACAATGAGAAGTACCCAACGAAGAGGCGCTATCACGCCGACCAGCGTCCCGCGTTGGTCACTCTGGCTCGGAAGCGCGCGAAAAAAGCGAACGTGCCCTGCACGATCTGCGCGGAAGACCTCTCCGTGCCCCCCACCTGCCCGGTCCTCGGCATCCCCCTCTCCATCGGGGTGGGCACTTGCCATCCGGGTTCCCCCACCATCGACCGCCACGTCCCAAGCCGAGGGTACGTCCCCGGCAACGTGACCGTCATCAGCTCCAAGGCCAACCGCATCAAAAACAACGCCACCGTTGAGGAACTCCGCGCAGTTCTTCGCTGGGCCGAGGGGCTTGGCTAATGAGTTACAAGCCCATGCAACGAATTGATTATATTGCGATTCATTGTTCCGCCACGCCAGCAACCTCCGACAAGGTCGACGCGAACACGATCCGAAGCTGGCACCGCAAGCAGGGCTGGCGCGACATCGGTTACCACTACGTCATCACCCGCGACGGGCGTGTCCAGAAGGGCCGCCCTGACGACCAGCCTGGCGCACACGAGCGCCAGATCAACCGCAACTCCCTCGCGGTCTGTCTGGTCGGCGGGTCCCCGCCCATCGGCTCCGACGCGCACCGCCGGGGCCTCGGCGAGAACAACTTCACGCCTGCCCAATGGGCGGCGCTGGAGACCCTCGTCAAGCAGCTCCACGCCAAGCACCCGCGCGCCGAAGTCCTCGGCCACCGCGACGTGCCGGGCGTCAAGAAGGCCTGCCCGAGCTTCGACGCTCGCGCTTGGTGGGCCTCCGTCACGAAGTAACGAACCCCAACAGGAGAACCTGAACATGACCCGCACCCTGACCCGTGAACAGCAAGTGATGGCTATCCTAAGCCGTCGCGGACACATCACCGAAGCCACCGGCCTCGCCGAGCTGGGCCGTGTTCAGGTCGCCTCCGCGATCTGGCGCATCAAGAACCGCAAGCCGCACCTGATCCCCGCCGGGATGAAGATCATCTCGGTGGAGAAGAAGGACGTCGGAGGCAACCGCTACGTCGAATGGCAGCTGGTCGAGCAGCAGCCGATGCAGGTGGCAGCATGAGCCGCGCCCTGATCCGCCGCCCGACCGGCCTCGGCCTCGCCCTCGCGGCAGCCGCGTCCGCGCAGCTTGGCATCGACGTGGACCCCTCGGTCCTCCCGCAGAAGCGCGAAGCGACGTGGTCAGTGACCCGGCGTGACAAGCGCCCGAAGCGCAAGTGAGCGAGAGCGAAAGCCAGCTCCTCTACAAGACCTCCTGCCCCGAGTGCGGCAGCAGCGACGCGAACGCCGTCTACGATGACGGGCACACGTTCTGTTTCAGCTGCCGCACTCATGGACGGGAGGACGGTGTGGAGGGCGCGGCACCCTCCAGATCGAAAGGTTCCCGCATGGAAGGCCTCCTGTACGGAGTGTCCGAGCCGCTGCCCAAGCGCAAGCTCGATGAAGAAGTCTGCCGCAAGTACGGCTACACCGTCGGCGAGTTCAAGGGCAAGAAGTGCCACATCGCGCCCTACTACGACGCCTCCGGCTCGATGGTCGCGCAGAAGATCAGGCTCCCCGGCAAGGACTTCGCGGTCCTCGGGGACCTCAAGGCAGCCCTGCCGTTCTACGGCCAGAACCTGTGCCGCTCCGGCGGCAAGATGATCGTGATCACCGAGGGCGAGATCGACGCCATGTCGGTGACCCAAGCGATGGGCCTGAGCTGGCCTGCCGTGTCGGTGCCCAACGGTGCCAGCGGTGCCCGCAAGGCGGTCGCCAAGGGCATCGAGTTCCTTGAGAGCTTCGACAAGGTCGTCTTCCTCTTCGACGAGGACGAGCCGGGCCGCGCGGCAATCGAAGAGTGCGCCCCGCTGCTGTCCTACGGCAAGGCGTTCATCGGCAAGCTGCCGCTCAAGGACGCCAACGAGATGGTCAAGGCAGGCCGCTCGAAGGAACTGGTCGATGCCGTGTGGGGTGCCCGCCAGTGGACCCCCGAGGTCCTCAACGAGATCGACGACGACCTGATTGAGGAAGCCTCGGAAGAGCAGGGCTGGGGTCTGCCGTGGCCGTGGCGTACCATGACCATGAAGACCTACGGCCAGCGCCGGTCGGCCTTGTACACTTGGGGCGCGGGTACTGGCTCGGGCAAGACCACCTTGGTCAAGCAGCTCGCGCTCTGCGCCATGCGCCCTGAAATGGGCGAGGACCACTCGGACCTCTTCCCCATGCCCGCGCCGCGCCCGGTCGGCACCATCCTGTACGAGGAGCCCCTCAAGCAGACGCTCAAGACCCTTGCAGGCATGGTGATGGGCCAGCGCATCCACGTTCCAGGCACCGAGTACGACAAGGAGGAGGCCAAGCGCATCATGCGTGAGCTTCGGCCCTTGCTCAAGTCGGTGTCCCTCAAGGGCGCGCGGAACTGGGAGACCGTCAAGTCGACCATCAAGTACCTGTGCCACGCCGAGGGCGTCCGCGACTTCATCATCGACCCCATGACCGCGCTGACGGCAGGGGACGAGAACGAGCGGCAGTCTCTCGACGGGATCATGAGCGAGCTGGCCGAGCTGGCCGAAGACCTCGACGTCACGATCCACCTCGTCTTCCACTTGGCGACCCCGGAAGGGAAGAGCCACGAGGACGGCGGGCGGGTGCAGGAGAAGCACTTCCGTGGCTCCCGCGCCGTGGCCTTCTGGTCCCACTACCTGATGGGGCTGGAGCGTAACAAGCAAGACCCCGACGCCCCGACGATCATTCGGGGCCTCAAGGACCGCCTTACGGGCGACGCCATCGGCCCCTTCATCGCCCTGTCCTACGACCGGGAGACGGGCCGGATGGTCGAGACCGACATGCCGGAAGACGGCGACACCCCCTTCAAGGATGAAACTGATGACCAGCTCTGATCTCCCGAACCGCGTCGGCCTGTGCCCGGCTGATGGAACTCATTGCCCGCACGGCTGCACGGTGGACGGCGACAACCCAATGGGCTTCACCCCGTGTGGTGGCCCGCACGGGCCGTGGTCCACAGAGAAGCCCGCGTCCACGCCTCCTCGGCAGGTGACCCTTCCCGAGGATCAGGAAGAGCGCAACGCAATGAAGCTGTTCGACGGCTTCATGGCCTACTTCCCGAACGCAATGGCCGAGGTCGCCAAGCTGTCCTACGCGGCGACGCAGCAGCACCACCCCGACCAGCCCATGCACTGGGATCGCAGCAAGTCGACCGATCACCTGAACAAGATCGGGCGGCACATGATCGACGCCGGTAAGCTCGACGACAAGGGCCAGCGTCACGCCGCTGCGCTCGCTTGGCGGGCGATGGCGAACCTGCAGGAAGAGCTGGAGCGTGACCTCGGTCTGCCCCCGTCGCCTGCCTCCCGCAACCGCCCGTGGTGATTAACACGCACTATCGGTTATCGAACAGGAGCACCCCATGACCAAGTACCTCAAGATCGCCTACGCCGTGGCCCTCTCGGTCCTCGCGCAGGTCTCCGAATACGCGATGTCGCTGATCGCGCGTCTGCCGGGCACCCCGGATTTCCGCTCGGTCGACTACGTCCTCTCGGGCTTCGACAAGCTGCAGGCCCGCCTCGCTGCGGCGCAGGCCGTCGCCAACTCGCGGGGCGAACGCTACTCGGACCTCGCCGACCAGTACGACGAGATGTCCGAAGCAGCCTTCGCCGAAGCTGACCGGGCTGCGAAGGTGCAGGCCCGCCTCGGCGCGCTGCTGCGCTGACGAACATCGGGGGCGTCCTTCGGGGCGTCCCCTTCGTCGTGATCTTGGCGAGCGCCGGGCGACGACCTGATAAGGGAGCGGTACACTCCCGAAGATCGGGCAAGTCCCGTACCGGGGAGGCCGAGGGGCGCTGCAGGTGTTGCTGCAGGCCCCTTCGCTTCCCGGCGCTCTTCCAGATCACGAATAGACCCCCTCTGCCCCGGCGAAGGCCGGAATAGTCGCCCCACACTCCTCCGCCAGGCTGGCCGGGCTGTGGGAACGGCGGGCACACTATGGGGCTGCAGCCGCGCCGGGGGACGCGGGTCCCTACCTCCCCCACCCATTCTCCAAGGGCTGCCCTCGCGGGTGGCCCTTTTTTTCGTGGAGCTACCATGATCTTCGACATCGAGACCAACGGCCTTCTGCCGGAGCTGGACCGCGTCCACACGCTGCACTGCCTCGACATTCGCGACCAAAAGCGCCTCCGCTTCAACGGCGGCAAGTTCGCCGACGGTTCCCCTGCGCCCCGCGACGGTACCCTCGAAGAGGGCTGCCAGTTGCTCATGGAGCAGAGCCTCCTGATCGGGCACAACATCATCGGC